CGACCTGCTGAAGCGACTGCATCATGGACTTCAGATCGCCCGTGCCGGAGATAAGACCGGTCAGACCGTCGGCGATGGAGTCCGTCCACTGCGTCGAAGCCTGAGCGAGGTTGTCCTGAAGACTGCCCCACTCCTTCATCTGCTTTGCCATCGGATCTTGCGCGGCAAACTTCTGACGGATCGCGGCCTTCTCGGCTTCAAACTGCTCGGTCGCCTGGACGTCGAGCTGGCCGGCGTTGCGATAGTAGGCGATCCTGGCGTCGACCTCGGCGAGCTCCTGCTGCATGGCCGCCTGACGCGAATTCGTTTCGGTCATCAGGCTGCGCTGCAGTTCGCGGGTCTTGGCGTTGGAGTTGGAGACGTCCTGCAGCAGCTCGGTCTGGCCGAACATCGCAAGCGCCTGGTGCTTCTTCTCCTGGGCGGCCGCATAGGCGGTCGACTCCTTGCCGTAGATCGTTTCGACGTCGCGCAGGTAGTCATCCATCGACGCACGAAGCTGCACCAGGCCGTCGCTTTCCAGCTTGACGTTCGGGTCTTTGGCCTTGGCCTTGAGCTGCTCGATCTGGCGCTGAAGCTGAAGTTCCTGCTCCTTGATCTTGATCTGGGCGTTGTCGATGTTGCCGGATGCCTGCTTCTTGTCGGCGCGCGACTTCTCGGCAGTGTCCAGCTCTCGTGCCAGACGCAGCAGTTCCTTAGCCTGGTCGGTCTGCAGCGCTTCTTCGCCTTTGCCACCACCGAGCTTACCACTGGAGATCAGCTTGGAGACGGCGCGATAGTTCTTGTCCAAACCGTCAAGGCTCTCTGCAGCCTCGTCGATCAGTCGGACGAGCTCGGTCTTCTTGTCGTTGGCGAGCTGAGCCTTCTGGTCGTCGTTAAGCTGGTTTTCCTTTGCCGTCAGCTCGCCGGTCGCCTCAACGGCAGTCGCAAGCAGCTTGTTGCGTGCCTCGAGATATTCGTTGCCCTCCGCGTAGGCAGCGCTCGGATCGGCCGAGCCCTGGTTTTCGAACGGGTTGCGAATGTTGAACGACTTGTTCATGTCGAAGGCAGGAGTTGCCTCGCCAGTGCCGTCGCCGCCCTTCCATTCGAAGTGCATCGCATCCTTCATCGACTTCCAGTCACCGCCCCAGGAGAGGCCGTGCTTGGCTGCCATTTCGCGAATGTTCGCGGGCATGTCGGTGACGAGATTACTGCCGTAAGGGTTCTGGCCCGGATTGATGTCGATCGCATTGCCAAAGGCGTGCTCAGACAGGCCCTTGCCGTTGACCTTGTTGCGCAAGTTGTAGCCGCCCAGCGACTTGATCTTGTAGCCAGAGCCGATCAACTCGTCGAGGAAACCCTTGAAGGCATCAGCGGCCGCCTTGTGAACCTGAACGGTCATGCCGTCCTTGGTCATCACCGAGGTGATGTTGTCGTCCTTCCAGCCGGCCGAGCGCGGGTCGCCGAAGGTGCTCATGTTCTTCGACATCAGGTTGGCGCCGGACGTCGGCATGCCGGTAAAGCCCATCATGCCCTTCAGCGGGCCATTCTGGCCGCCTGCGCTGAAGTCCTGAAGTCCGCGGGCCATTCCGTCGAAGCTGATGCCGTTAACGCCAGTGCCGATCCCTGTGACAATGCCGAGGGTCTTTGCAAGGACTTCATTCATCGTCGTGATCTTGGTAACAGCGGTCTGGCCGAAGGTCTTGTCGACCGACTGGCCGAGAGCGTCAGTGACCCTGCCCTGAACGGTCAGTCCCTTGATCGCATCCTGAAGCGCCTGCATGGCCGGCGAGTTCGAGCCAAGGCCCGGATAGGCGCCCGACTTGATCTTGCGCTCGATCTTTTCGCCTTCCGTCAGCTCGCGGCCGAGCGCCTTCTCCTCGAGCGCCATACGCTCTTCGACCAGCTTGATGCGGGCAGCCTCGATGTCGCTTTGCAGCGAGTTGGCGCCCTTGTCCATTTCCTCGAGGGCGGCCTTCCGCTTCATCAGCAGCTCGATGCTGCCGGAGAGTTCCTGGACCTGTTCGCTGGACATGTTCCCGTAGGCGCCGCGGGCCAGCTTTGCGAGGAACTCGCCGAGCTCCTCGTTGCCGCCCTGCAGCTTGTCCTCGAGACCCTGCACGTCCTCGTTGGTGCGATCGAAGACCTTCTGCAGGTTCTCGAGCTGCTTGACCGAGTTCGAGGTAACGCCGACGTCCGGCAGAATGCCGTTCATCTTGAGACCCGAGGTCTTTTCGCGCAGCGCGTCCAGCTTCTTCAGGATCTCGTCCAGCTCAAGCTGGCTGGTCAGCTGCATCGGACCCGTGCCGTTGCTCTTCCAGAGATCGTTGACGGCCTGCTGAAGACGACCTTGCTGTTCCTTGTAAAGGTCAGCCGCGTTGTTCATCAGCGCTTCGGCACGTTCCTTTTCGATCGCGTCGATATCACCCTTGGCCTGCTTTGCAGCGGCAACCTTGGCGTCGTATTCCTTCTGAATGTCTTCACGGCGGATCTGGTAGGCGCGCTGCTCAGCGGCTTCCTCACGATCCATATCGCGCAGCCGGAGATCAGCCGCGTTCTTCGCGTCGGTCTCGGCGAGCTTCTGGCGGGCTTCGGTCAGCTTGAAGCGAAGCCCCTCGAGGTCAGCCGTGCGCTTCTCGATATCGTATCGTTCCTCGAGCTCCTTGCGATAGGCGTCACGCTGCGCAGCCTTCGAGTCCTTCGAGCCGAGGAAGATCGAGCTGTTGACCTCCTCGTTGATATAGAGCTTATCCTTGTTGAGATCCTTCTGGCTATTGTTGATGGCCTTCTCGGCGTTCGGGATCTGGTCGCGGGCAAGCTGGCCGAACTCGCGCAGCGTGTTGATGGCTTCCTTGCCGCGATTGCCGAAGACGTCGAAGGCATCGGCGATTTCATAGATAGCCAGGCCGAGGATGCCGGCAGCCGGAACGAGACGCATGGCAGCCGAAGCCAATGCACGAAGGCCAGTGCTCGCGGCCGCCCGCGCAAGACGATCAACGCTCTCATACCCGACAGCAGTGTTGCGGAGCGCGGCCTGGTGCGCGCTGAGCATCGTATTTGCGTCTGCAAACTTGAGCTTGATGATGTCGATCCCGCGCGTCATCGCTTGATAGCCGGCGCCGACCGACGACATGACGGATGCGGCGACCTTCAGGCCGACGACCCAGGCGGCAAGCTCGGCCGCGTTGTAGATTGCGGAGCGGAACTCGATCGCCTTTTCGATGATCGTCTGCAGGCCGGTCGCAACCGAGGAAAGAGCCTGGCCGACCTGCTGGGCAAAGATCCGGCCGCCTGGCGAAGCGAGCGCCTGGTTCAGCTGGCGGACCTGTTCGGTCACGGTATAGAAGAAGCCGCCCTCGTTGGCATTGCCAGTGCTCGCATCAACGTCACCAATGATCTGCGCGAAACCCTGCAACTCCGTCTTGGTGCGGGCGAGCTGGCCGGTGAAGGTCTGCATCATGCGCGAAGCCGAACCACCGAAGGAGCGATCAAGCTCCTGATAGAAGGCGTCGAGCGCCGGGCCGGCAGCCATACGGCCGGTTGAAATGTGCTTGATAAGGGCCGCCATCGAGACGCCCATGGAAGCAGCCATCAGGGTCATCGCCTGCGGCATGGACTCACCGATCTGCTGACGCAGCTCTTCCATCTGAATGACGCCCTTGCCGGACGCCTGGGAGATACCGAGAACCGTGCGCTCGAGCGACTGGCCGTCACCACCGAAGGCTGCGACGCCGTCGAGGATGGCCTTCAGCGAGCCGTTCATCGGATCGGTGCCGGTCGCCTTGAGCTTGGTGAACGACTTGGTGAGGTTGTCGAGGCTGAAGGGAGCGTCCTTCGCCATTTCGACGAGGCTCTGCACCTGGTTGGCCGCATCCTTGACCGGGTCGGCAGCGCTCGACATCGAGCGCAGCATATGCGTCAGGCGTTCGAATTCAGCGTTGGTGCGGATAACAGCGCCAACCCAGGTATCCTGAACATTGATAATCTTGTTGAAGCCGACGGAGACGGCCGTGGTGACGATCGACACGTCGCGCAAGGTCGCCAGAAAGCCCTTGCCGGCCTCCTGCGACTTCTCCATCGAGCGGATAACCAGCTGGCCGTCAGAGGCCATGCGGCGCAGAGCCGGCGAGGAACGAGCGACGTTCCGGTTGAACTGTTCGATCGTTTCGCCAGCGTGCAGCATGCGCGTGGTGAACGAGCCGTCTACAAGTTCCAGTTCAACCTTAATTGCAGTCATTCGTTCCTCACTAAATCAGTTTTGATTTATCGACCATGGCGCACGATGCTCGCCCTCAGACCTTCGAGCTTGCCCCGGTCAAAACCGGGATCTGGCTCGTTTGCGTTGCTAGAGTTGACATCGAGTGCCTGAATGACCGGCTGGTAGACCATGATCTGCCCAAGTGCCTCGTCCAGACGCTCCTGAAGCTGCTTGACACCCTCCTGGCTGGTCACGCCGGCCAGAAGATGCAGCCGCCTGAGATCCTCTTCAGCCCTGATCCGATCGACCTGCCGGTGATAGAACCAGAACCGCTTGATCGGCATCCGCACGAGCTCGTCGTGCGAGAAGCCAAAGACCTTGACCACCCTGGCGAAGTAAAATCCGAAGTCGACGGACTTTAGCTCGCCTTGGGTGCGTTTCCCGAGGCACCCTCGCCGGCTGGCTTGACCTCTTCGGCCTTCTCGCCGTTTGCGGTCATCACGAAGTCGCGGATCTTGTGGAGTTGGGACAGCTTCAACTTGCGCAGCTCGTCTTCCGGAATGGACGGAAGGGTGCGGCCGATAATCGACAGCGTGACCTCGAGCTCCTTTTCGACAGACGCACCGATCGACAGGCTTTCGATTGCGCGGGCCGTGGTGATGAAGTCGCTTACATTGGTTTCGACGACCTTATGCTCCTTGCCATTGAGCTTGATGGTGAAATCGACAGGCGATTCAATTGCATCCAGGTCGAGATAAACGGGTTCAACAGGCATGTTGGGGTTTCATCCTTCTGAAACGAAAAAGACTTACCGAGAGAAATTCCCGGTAAGTCAATTTTGATTTACTTTGCGGAGCAAAGCAAGGGTTATGCAGCTGCGGTTTCGTCGCCGACGGCAAAAAGACGACCGGAGACGTCAGCGTAGCCCTTGAAGACCACGTTGAAGATGCGTTCCTGGTCCGTCTGGTAGGCGAACTGGATGGCGCCGGAGGTCATCGCCTTGAAGATGGTGAAGTCGTCGCGGGCGTCGACGTTGCCCTTCGGGCGCAGAACGAGCTTCTTGGCGAGCTTCAGCAGCGAAATGTTGGTGCCGGTTTCGACAACGACCTTCGCCTTCGTGGCGTCGACACCACCGGCCATGTTGACCGCGGTGATGTTGGCCGGCGTGGCAGCCGTCTTGGTGACAGTCAGGTTGCCCGAGACGCCGCGGTTGCTGGCCGTCAGGGTGACGACGGCCGCGTTTGCGGTCGCCAGAACACCGATAACGGCGTTGTTGACGGCAGCGGCAAGCGCAAGAGCGGCAGCGCCGATCGTGGCCGGGATTGCCATGTCGCGCGGGCCGGTCGGGACCGTCTTGAAGATGAAGTCGAGGCCGTCGATCGTCACCTTGTCGCCGTTGACCGGAGCGCCGGTCGAGAAGGTCACGGTGCCGCTGGCATAGGAGCCGTCGGTGACGAGCGTGGAGCCCGGCATGACGCGTGCGAGGTTGTCGAGCGTGGTCTCGGCCATCGGAATCGTCACCTGGACCGTGCGGCCGGTGATAATTTCGTCGATCGGGGTTTCGCCCATCTGGTCGACCGTGACTTCATGGGTATTGGTCTGGACTTCGACTTCCACGCCGCCCTTGGTGAAGCCCAGGTCGGCAGAGTCGAAGGTAGCGGTGCAAACGCCCAGCTTCACGTTCTCGGTATTCGAAGGCATTGTGATTTCTCCTCTACGTGGCCGTCGAT